GGCAATGTAGTTGTCTGCCGAGAAATCAAGGGTGACGTTCGTGAACTGCTCAAGAACTGCTGGGTTAAGGTCGGAGTCGTCAAACTTTCTTACGACCACCGTGAAGGTGCCGTACTCGTAGCGTGGGTTAACCGAGGCCACGATGTTGACAATGGAAATCTTGAACTGCGTGTTTGCATACTCACCGTCGTCAAGAGCCTCAATCTGGAATAGGTTATGCTCGGTGGAACCGTAAGGCTGCGAGATGAACCATGGGGTCTTTGGGGTCTTGTACCTGGTGTCAAAGCGACCGAAGGCCTCTCTGAACAATAGGGAGGTGTTTCCAGAAGTCGAGGAGGTGTTTGCCGAACCCGAGGCCACAACTACGGCATTGGTGCCGGTGTGAGCCGAGGCAATCTGGGCATCCACTGCAAAGTCTGCGTGAAGGAAATGTCTCTCGGTCTCGAACTTGCTTGGGTCCGTGTTAAGAAGCTTGCCGAAGTAGAGATCTGAGTCTGGATCGAAGGATGCCGAGTAGATTCTGAGGCCATTGAAACCATCAGAGGTACCGAAGGTTGCACCCTGCGAGGAGGAGATGACGAGCTTGAAGAACTTGGCCGTTGGGCTTAGGGTTGCAGCATCGTCCACACCGGCTGCCCAGCTTTCATTGTGGCTTAGGGCCATGATGCGGGTGTCGTGTGCCGTGAAGATTTCGCCTCTTACGAGATAGACCTCATCGGAGGAACCACTCTGAAGGAAGGAGCGGTTGTCGGTGAACATTGGCATACCGAACACTTCGGAGCCAGTCAGAAGGTGCTTTGCAACGAGGAACTGTACGCTTCCCTGGTGACGGGTATCTCCGGTAGCTACCGTGCCGCTCACCTTGAAACCGGCATTGCGAACGATGCCCTGGGTTCTGGTTGCCTCGAACTGGGCCGAGGTTTCGTTAACACCAGCGCCCAGTACCCTGACGAAGGTCAGGGCGTTTCTGTTCTGGAGGAACTTTTCAACAGCATAGGGAGCCGCCAATTTGGAAGATAGACCGCCAAATTTCGTCTCGAAATCGTTGAAAGATCCAATGGTAACTGGTACGAAAGCCGGGCCACGCAGAGCAGCGCCCACCACGCCTCCTGGTACGCCAACAGGCGACGTAACACGGGCTGTGAGATCGATTTCTCTGTCGTAAAATCCTGGAAAATTGAATATCTGATCTGCCATTTGTCTTTCCTCTTATTGCAGAATTGGCAACGCCCTTCTTTTCATATTCTAATTAGGCCTTGTTGACCCGCTTCTCCGTTTGGGCTACTTTTTATTTGGCGACAGGATGAACTGTTCAAGAGTCTCAATGTCTGAGGCTCTATAGACCGTCTCTCCTTTAGCTTGTTCGCCACCTAGGATAGATACGTATTTTACCTTCCTTTTTCCAGTGATGGGGTTAAATACTGTTTTCTTGACGAGGAACTTCTGGAGACTCGTCTTCGTTTGGGTCTTTTTGGGGTCTTTTTCAAGGTCCGTTAGAACGAATCGAGATTCACCAGAATGACCTATTGGAGGCTTGGCCAGGTGGTCCTCAGGCTGAACCTCCGAGGGAGCCGAGTGCATGTCAAAAACGATGTTAGGGGAGCTAAGCCACCTTCTCACAGGCACCATGTTGGTGGGGTGTTGAGGAGCCAGGAGATAGCCTCTTACCGAAATGTTGAGGGTGTAACGGAGCACACGTTCATCCTCAGTGAAATCATCCACGTTTTCGCCATTCTCAAAGGTGTCCTCTGTCTTGGCGATGAACCAGTAGCCCTTGTCAGTCTTGAGCTTGTGCATTCTACCCTGAGGCAGAAAGGAGCTCATGAAGGTCTCCATCATGTAGACCATGTGTTGAGTCCAGCCTGTCCAGAAAACAACTTCATACTTCGCAGTGAAGAACTGAGGTTGTGGAATGGAGATGATCTCGTAAATGTTGTTATTGTCTAGAGTTGGCTCCAGAAGCCCGCCCTGGACCACTTCCACCTCGGACTTGTCTGAGCCCGTTTCTCTGGTGGTCGTTGGAAGCCCATTAAGGATTCCCTGCATGTTCTGTAGGCCTTGCTTGTTAACCAAATTCTGGTAATCACGGTCCTCTGGGGAGAGAAGCCTCTTGATTACAAGGTTGCCCGTGAATTGGTTCATTCCTCGACCTGCAACGTCATCGGAAGTTTGAGAGATGGACATTCTCCTAATGGAGATGGCAGGAAGGATAAGGGTCTTTCCTTTGTCCCTGGGAGGACTGAGCTTCTTAATCAGGGCAAATCTCTCACCGGTGGCAAAGATGACCTGAGGTTTGCTGATGTTCTTTGGGCCAATCTGGGTGACGATGTTGTTAACCCGGAATCCAATGTCGTCCCGAAAAAGTCTTACCATGGCCTCATCTATGTCACGAATTCCACACGGAGGAATCGTGAAGTCCAGACTCGGGGCTCCCTCATAGCCAGAATTGAGATGCGGCTTAGGGTTAAGCGGATCCTGTTGGATGTTTTGCCTAGTCTTATTGCTGTTGTCGTCTGTTGCCACGGCTCTAGTAATTAGGCCTCAGGTTCAACATGCCTTTTTTCGCAAGGAGAATGTTTTTGGAGCGGCCTCATCTGCTATACCTTCTAGGGGTAGCTGATAGACGTTGCTCTGCTCCTTTTTCTTGGGATAGAACTTCTTGGCTATCTCCTCGGTGAAACCATAGTCATACAGAATGATTTCACCATCCGAGGTCTTGCCATAGTGGTCAATTTCCAGAATGTCCCCTGGCATAAGCCTGTTGATGCTCATTGCGGAAATGATGCCTCGAAAGAACCGGGAATGCTTCATAATCTCGAGGTCACCCAGGAGCGTCTCGTAGTATTTAGCATTCCGTTCGTCGCCTTGGTTCTTTAGGCGGACCAGTCGCTTGGAGTACTGGTCCGAAATGTTGGAGGTTATGTTCTCCAGGTCATTCTGAGCGTTGCTTTTGGCAAAGGCCCTGATGGTGTCGCTGTACACTTCCCAGGAGAACCCTGCCAGGGTCTTGAACTCCTCTGTCTCGTTAACGGTTCTAACAAGCTGAGAAATCAACCAGACGACGTGTCCATCCTGGTCGGTCTTGTGGTCCAGAATGGCAGAAACCGCACCTGAGGTTTCCGTGTTATGGGAAACGTCCAATTCAGCGGCATTCTGAGCGAAACCCTTGTCGTTAATGGCGATTTTGAGGACCTTGCTCCTGGAGCAGGCATAGACAACTCTACTTGAGCCTTGGCCAAGCAGAGGTAGACAGCTCTTGGCGTACTCCAGTATCTCAGCTTCCGACTCTAGGGTGCGGAAGTGACGCATACTGAACTTCTTACGCTTCTTGCTGGCAGTTGTCATTTCGCCATTTCAGCCCCCGCCTGTACGGCTTTAAATATGGCTCTTCAACCCGGTTGTTTGCCGTATGGGCTCAAACAAAGCCCAGAAAAACTCAATCGTTATAAATGTCAGGAATGTCCGGGTAATTGGGAGACTCGTTATCAAAAGAGGATGCATGTTCTGGCTCATGGAGCGGTTCCTCGGCCTCGGAGTCGATGTTGACGATTCTGGGTCCTTCACCCAAGGCAGGGGCTTCCATGTCCTCTCCTAGACGCTCCCTCATCTCACGACGATCACCGCTGGTACCGTCCATGGTGTCAGGAAGACCTCTCTGTTGCTGCCAAACCTTGCTAACGGCGTTGTCCCCAAACTTAACGCCTGAGTCGGCCAGCATCTTTTTGAAGATGTTAACATCGAACTGACCTTTCCTTACGAGCTTGGCAGTAAGCTTAATGCCAACGTCATACTCTACCTGTCCGAAAATGTTGTTGATGGTGGTAGCCTTGAGAACCTCAAAGACGCCCGCGCCATAGAGAAAGAAGTCACCTTCCTCGACTGTGTAGCCCTTGTCCAGGAGGTCACGAACATGGGCATGAAGCTCAAGCTTGTTAATCTGCTCATTTCCCCAGACGTTGAACCTAGTCTCCCAATCAGGCTGACCCACGAGCACGTCTAGCTTAATGGGTGCCAGAAAGACCTTCTGAACGGCCTCATCATACACAGGGTGCACCTGGGTCTTCATAATGCTCACCGGGTAGTAGTAGATGAACTGCCCGTTGATATCCTTCATGAATTCTTTTGTAATGTCGTTGATGAACTGAATTTCGCGGGGAGTAACG